TACCAGAATCTTCCATTCTATCTAAAGAGTCATCAACATCATACTCATCCATACCTGTAGCTTTCATATCAGCCGATAACAGTTCTCTATCTGTTAATTGAAGGTATCCTTCGTATTTTGTTATTGTATCGTTTTTAACTTCTGGCTCATTTTTAGAGTTCAAAGCTTTAACAATATCTTCTTTAGATGCTCCTTCTAATCCAAGTTGTTCTGCAACTGCATCCCAATTAACTTCATTAGATTCTGCAGTTTCTTCTGTAGTTTCTTCTGTAGCCTCTGGTTTTTCTTCAAAATCCCAGTCTTCTTCAGTTTCCTCTTTTGCTTCAGGCTCAGTTTGCTCTTCAGAGTCTTCTACACCCCAATCAAAATCTGAATCATCATCTTCTTCAACTTCTTGAGATATTTCTTCTGTTGTTTCTGATGTAGTTTCAGTTTCCTCTACTAGAGCCGTAGGCTCTTCTTTAGTAGATTCTTGCTCTTCAACTTGACCTACTTGTTCTACTAAGTTATCAAGCCCAGCAAAGGCTTCAGGATTAAATTCCCTTACTTCTTCACTTATTGTCTCTTTTTTTTCCATTGTTTTTTCCATTTTGCAATATTACGAAATTTTATTTAATTTTTAATTTGACCTTTAAGTTGCCCTTCCATCTGTCTTATCGCAGCATCAGCTTTTCTTGTACCATATTGGTCATCAGAAAGTATTTCTGCCGTCTCTAATTTAGACTGATGCTGTATTTCTGCAACTTTAATTCTAGTCTCATTATCAAGTTGATTCATTTCAACTTCTGTTTGTAATTCTTTTTCTTTAGCTTGAGCTTCCATTTGTGCTTGCTCCATTGCAGCTTGTTGCTGTTGAGCTTGCATTTCTTTAGCAGCCTCTAAACCTCTTTCTAATATATGCTCTGCTTCTGTTAATGTATCAGATTTAAATATTCTAATTACATCTAACATATCTATTTGACCAGATTGTAATGCAGATTGTGCTAATTGAGATACAGCAGCTTTCATTTCTTCATCTTTACCGCCATCACCTAAGAATACACCGTAATCATTTAATGCTACATCTGGTAATATAGATATAAATTTATAAGTTCCATCACCAAATACAGTTGCAGTCTTTTTACCTTCAGACCAACACATTTTCATAAGATTAGCACAACGCATTAATACATCTTGCTTAACCATATCGTGTGAGTAAAACCAAGATCTAGTAATAGTAGCTGATTGCACTACTGCACGTTTTTGATTACCCACTTGTTCATACTGCTCAATTTGTCCTTCACGCTGTTTAGTTACACCTGATACTTGACCAGCCATATCTTCCAACATTATTTTTAGATTTATAAGTTGCTGTACAGAATTAGACAACGTAAAATCTATTTGCTGGAATTGATTAAATGTTTGCGCTTGTAATCCTTCGTCTTTAGAATTAATAGGTATAATACCATCATTTTTAATATGGTACATTATATCCTGCATATTCATACCAAGATTAGCAGGCATTTGAGCTACATCGTATACAACTGCTTTACCACCTGATCTAGCCATAGACAATTCTATGTGATACATAGTAATATTGTAAAGCATTTGTACATTTTTAAGTAAATCAACCATAGAAACAGGGTTACCTGTAGTATGATTTCTTATTACACCTACATAACTTAAATTAGCAGCACTAGGGTCATCTGTAGAACGTATCTGATTAGGAACTCGCTGACAATTAACCATAATCGAACCACCAATCTTTGTAGCCTGCCAAATATCGTCAACAACAACTTTACGAACTTTTTCACCTTTACGTTTTCTATATCTATCAGAAACCATTTTTCTAAACGGCTTATCATTGTCATGCTTGTTAGGACTTATTTTATATTGTATTTTTCTAAGTGATCTCCATTCGGCATGTACAACCTTTACTCTAAGCTCACCAGATTCTCCTCTTATATACCAGTTACGATATTCAGAGTGCATATCTATTTTATTTTGTTGAGACATAGATTCTATAAGCTTAATTTGCTTGTCATCTAATTGCTCACCAAACTCATCTATTACATCACTAGGAGATAAAAATCTTTCTTCTGTTATCCAGTTAGCTTCACCTAAATCATCTGTTTCACTAGTTAAATCATAACAGAGAGACCTTGGGTCTACTCTCCTAACCTGTGGGTCGCCATCTTTAATTTCAACGCGATAGCATTCTTTACCAGTTATTAGTAGATCCCTAAAGCCCTCTTTGAATTTGTTTTTAATTTTATATCTATTTACTAAAAACTCTAATCCATCTTGAACTGCTTCTTCTATAGATTCTCTATAGTTATAACGCATAAATGTATCAATGTCATCAGGTAATGGAATATCTTGACCTTCAGTCCTAACTTCCATTCCTAAATTTTTCATTTCTTCTTTAACTTCTTCAAGTAGCTTATTCATAACCATAGTTACTTTATGGTCCTCTTTTCTGTTAATAGCTTCTTGATTTATAGTTACAACTTTTGTATCTAAAGGTCTATGTAAGTCTTCACCTAATAATAAATCTATTTTAGGTTGTACTATAGGGTAATTTACTAATCGAGCAGGATAATTGTATCCATATTGCTCTGTAAGGTATTTATAATCATCACGATTAAAATCACCGTTATATATGTCGTAATTTCTTATATCTTTTAGTCGATACCTATTTTCTGGGCTATCAACTGCGTCTGTGTGCGATACGATAGCATCGAGCATGTGCTCGCACCATTTTTTGTCTTTCTTAGAATCAGGTATTAATTGACTAGGAAAATTTCTCATTATCTTGTATGTTTAACTGGTATTCCATTACTATCGTATTTATAATATACAAATCCGCTTTCTTTTATTGTTTCTTTTTCCCTGTCTTTAACTTCAATTGCAAAGTTATCATTTTCATGTATTAAACACAAACCGAAGGCAATAGCCCTATCCGTATTGCGTGTACCCCAATCACAAAGCTCGTCTAACAGGTCAATAAACCAAATTTCATCACCTCTTTCTTTAATATAGTCATACATTAAAGACTCCATGTAAGCTTTAACTTGTTTATTCATGTGCACACCGTAATTATTTCTAGTTCTTGTTCCAGGTGAGTGTGCAGACCTAGGTTTTGTTTTTAAATACTTTTGAGCTCTGTTTCTTAAAAAATAATCTAATATACCAATCTTTGTATACTCGACTAACATTTTAGAATTATAATATACAGCTAATTTTAAGCAACCTTCATAAAATTGCTCTGCTGTTTCAGGTCTGTCAGTATATTCTGCTATAGGAAGCCTATATGGCTGATTAGTGTCAGCTATTCTTCTAAATATTATTGCAGAACCCATAGATTCTGAAGCTCCTGCCTCATCTTGGTCATAAGAGTCAATACCACCAATATCTAAACCAGATAAATGCGTTTGTGGCTGGTGTAATATTTTATATGGCCCATGCGGATGAGGTGTAAACTTAACTTGATCAGTTAATCCATTATCATCTATTACCCAATCAAGATTTCCAGTTGTAATATGCTGTTCTGGGTCTGCTAGTGTTTGAACTCTAGCTCTTTGCTGATTAAGCAATGCTATATCAAACCTAGAACCTTTTGTTTTTAAGAAAGCTTCCTGTACAGTTAAAGGGTAGTTTTGTAAATGCAAATTGTATGCCTTACTATCTCCACCACCATCTAATATTTTCTGTCTTTCCGTTTGTATGTACTCAAACGCCTTTTTTTCGTCATCTACTCCAGTAGTAGGGCTAAAAAATCCATGTAAAGCTCTAGACGCAGGTATAAACATAGGAATTAAGTTAAATGCTTCTGCATTATAGTACATATCCATAAAATCAGCAGACGCTGCGTCAATATCACCACCAGTACCACCCACTACAGGTACACCATACTGAAATGCACCATCCATAAAACAAGCTTTTGATGACATATATGCATTTTTAAGTCTTTTAAACTCACCAGCCTCTTCAAATATCATTATAGACAAACGCTCACCCTTATATACTTCTGGATCATCCATTGTTCTACAATGTATTACAGATTGATAGCCTCCTATTTCCCATCGGCCCTCAGCGTTCTTTTGTCTATACCCTGCCCGCAACACATCCTTCGTATCCTTAAGCCATCCGTGCCGAAAATTAGCATGTTGATTCATTAACCCTTTTTTGACTTTGTCAAAGAAAGAGTGTGCTGTAACACCAAGTCCAGCCGCAATTCCTACCTCGGAATGCGGAAAGAAAGTAAACTCATGAGCTACTAAACCTGAGTTCATGTAAGAGAATCCCTTATCACGAGCTTTAATAACTATCATGCCCTTACCTTCCTCCCTACATGTGTGGAATAAGTTAAAGTATTCTTTATCCATATCCCTGTACCAAGGGTAAATAAGTGTTTTACGGTTAGCATTACTACCATCATTACCTAAAATCATGTAGTAATTCAGATACCAGTAGTAATTACCAGGTATCCATTCTCCGCCAGGGGGTTTATAACCATTAATACACCTATTTAACTCCTCTTCCCAATAGTCCTGATATGCAAGACTGTCTGCGTCAAGTTTGGGGTGTCCGTTATTTGGAATAGGCCTGTAGGCCTGTACATTAAATTTCTTAGGCATCTTTTAATCTAACTTCTCTGTTTTCTAAAAAGCTAAGTGTCTGCTCACCACTAATTGTTTTACGCTCACCCCTACGTTCTATTGCTTCTAATAAAACAGTTCGAGTGCCTAGCAGTTTTTCTATACCTATCATAACCTTCTGCAAGTCTTCTGCAGTTTCTTGATCTAGATGCCAATTATTTATAAGGGTAGTATATTGATCAATCTTTTTATTAAACGCTTCTAGCTGGTCATCGAGTGGATCTCGCTGCAACTTTCTATACTTCTCTATAGCCGCTAGTATCAAAGGATGTTTAGTGGCAGCCCAGGTAGGCTTGCCTGTTATGTCAGTGCATATCTGCCTAATCCTATCCTTTTCATTAAGGTATCTGTAAGGTGAGTCGTAATCTTGACTAAGAGCTACGAACTTCATACCTTTTTGACCTAATTTTTTCTCTTTTAAAACCTTTTGGAACTCAGGAACAGCTAACACGCCATTATCTTCATCCGTTATGTCCTCTCCTTTCTTGCTTATTTTTAATAGATACATCTACCTTTTTTCTAATTCATACTTAAGTAGAAAGCTCCCTACTTCTATGCCGTCTGCGTAACCGACAGGAACCTCTACCTCTTCGTAATCATTGGTAGCTTCATTGTAGTATATATAGTTTAGTGTCTCAACGATTGGGTCATTAAAGTAAATACCTCGCTTAACAATCTTGTAATCATGATCTATAAGCCAGGTATCTATCTTGTTGTCAACAGCTATGCTCGGTGAAAAATCAGAAAAATCATCGGTGACATAACTCATTTCTAAAACTCCTTCCTCATTTCTTCTAATTTCTCCGTAAGGAGTGTCTATAAAGTTTTTCACTATCTGATCTAATTTAGGCATAATACTATTTTCTAGAACGTCTTTTTTTCTTTACAGGAACGCATTTATCTTTACCGTTCTTTGTACCAGCAAATCTATAACCTTTCCAGCAAGCTTTGCCATCTGCGCCCTTTTTTTTCTTAGTAGCCATTATTTTTTAGGTCTTCTTGGTTTTGGTTTCTTAACCTTTGGTTTTGACATGTATCCCATCAGTATATAAATTTAGGATTATTACTGCGTGCTTTTTTTCTCATACAGGATTTGCACTTACAACCTTTTTTACAATTTTTACAAGACTTATGCATAAGGCAAATATAAAAAATTTTTTTTAGTTGTGAGGGAGTGATACCCTATGCTGTGCACCCCGTGCACTTCCTAAACTTTTAGGCTCCGCCATCTATTCTTTTCAAAATTCATTCATTTTCTAATCAACTTAATACACATTATCATGAGAAAGCCAAAGAATTTCCAAGCAGTAATAGACGCATGTACTAGAAACTGCTGGCACATAGAAAGACTTATTAAAGAAGTAATAAAGCACATAAGAGAAGGTAAAAACTTAGGAAAATTCTTATGCGACTGTATAGAAGCCAAAGAATACATAGAATGGAGGTATAGAATGTCTAAAACATTACTAAAAATGGAAGAATACATTCACATAGACGATTTAGAAGAAGAAATAGCATTATAAATGCGAGTGTAAACGAGTGATGCACTCTCACACCCTATTTTATCACTCATTTAACCTAATTTTAATCAC